ACTTTTGCGGTTGATGTATTGTCAGCATCAGTTGCGTAGTAGAATGCTTGAACAAAATTTGAAGCGTGACTTAGTTTGCAAAGATACCACCCATTTCCCGCAGACTCTATTGTTGCTGTGTATCCTGAAACAACGGTCCCAACTGTGCCCGCAGAAAGATTAAACCACGCAGCTCCTGCGGCTGCACTAATGTTAATAAGCGCAAGCCAGTTTTTTCCAGATGCTTTTGCGTAAACAGAATAGCTGTTTGCGGAGCCGTTTTGATACACACCACGAAAAGCTGATGGGTTGTACGTTAACGGTGTAGACATCTTTGCTTTGTTTAATAGAGTAACAATTAGTACAGCTTCTCCTTCTGGTGGGGAAGACGGAGATGTCTGGTTTAAAGTATCTTCATAGGATAAAATATTATGGCTGCACTATCAGATTACTCTGAGAAACTTATCCTTGACTGGTTGATGACAACGGGGAGTGCTACTCGCCCGACTGATTGGAATGTAGCATTGTATACTGCTCCTCCGTCTGATTCAGGTGGTGGTACTGAAGTCTCAGGCTTTAACTATTCTCGCCAGTCTGTAACATTTGCTGCTGCTGGTTCTCCCGGTGGTACAACGAGCAATACGAATACCGTTACCTTTACAGCTTCTGGAGGTAGCTGGGGTTTAATCACTCATATTGGTATCCTTGATTCTTCTGATAATCTTCTGTGGCATGGTGCGCTAACAGCAAGTAAGACTGTTAACGATGGTGATACTCTTGAGTTTGCTATCAACGATATAGATTTAGCTATGGCTTAAGAAAGATTTAATATGGCAATTCTTAATGCTAAGTTCGAGTCTATCCTTGTACCATTTGAAAGGTTAACAGAAGCAGGAGATACCAGAGTAACAGAGTCTGGTGATACCCGAATTACAGAAAACATAAGTGAGAATAATGCTGTTGGTTCTCTTGTTGTTAATGGAAATAGGATACCGTTTAACTCTGAACTGTTCGTTAAGTATCTAACTAATTGGAAGATTGGATCTCCCTCTGTTAATAAAGAAGGTGTCTGGGTTACACCGATTAGTATTTACAGGTTCATGAATAATGCGTGGAAGAGGATTTACTAACTTATGGCTAACATAAAAATCTCAGATCTAACTTCCGCTGCATCGGTATCCGGTACACAGCAGTTTGAAGTTAATGAGAGTGGGACCAGTAAGAAGGTTACTGGTGCTCAGATTGCGACTTATGTCGAAGGTGAAATTTCTTCTTCTCCTACCTTTACTGGTCAGGTTTCTAATGCTGCTGGTTCTGCCGCTGCACCCTCTATTACAGTAACAGGTGATACGAATACGGGTATTTATTTTCCCGCTGCTGATACAGTAGGTATTAGCACTGGTGGTACTCTAAGAGTTTCAGTTGACTCATCTGGTAGTCTTGTTACGACAGGTGCTATTGAACTTGGTCATGCTTCAGATACAACACTAAGTCGTGTATCTGCTGGTGTTATCGCTGTAGAAGGAGTAACTGTTCCTCTTAATAGTGTTACTAATACCCATACAGCACAGCAGATTGAACTTGGTCATGCTTCTGATACAACAATTTCTAGGGTCTCTTCTGGTGTTATTGCTGTAGAAGGAAAGACACTTGCTACTCTTTCTTCTCCAGCTTTTACTGATACTCCTACTGCACCTACAGCGGTTGCGGACACGAATACAACACAACTTGCTACTACGGCCTATGTCGTGGGGCAGGGGTATCTTAAGTCGTCTACGGCTTCAACGACCTACCAGACTGCACTTGGTTTTACTCCTGTACAACAGGGTGGTGGAACTTCACAATTAAGTAATAAACTTTATATTGGTTGGAGTAGTGGTTCTCAACTTCGGTTACAAATTGATACTACAGATTTTGGAGCTACATGGCCTATCAATATCTCTGGCACGGCAGCGGCCCCCAGCACCGCGAATGTCCTTGCTGCAACTGCTGCTGCCAGTGTTGGTGATGTTGGAACATACGCATTTCTTCGCATTTCCACATTAACAGTAGCTAGTCCGGGAACTAATTTTGCAGGATCAGCCTTAGTTTACTCAAACGCAAATGGTGCTGGCGGCGGTGCAAATCCTGCGGGTACATGGAAACTAATGGGAAATACCGGAAACACTAGCCCAGCCTCATCTACTTCACTATTCTTGAGGATTTCATAATGGAATATCGCAACGCTAGATATTTTAATCAAAACATAATTGACTGCGAGATTAATCATCCCCAGTATGGTTGGATACCCTTTACGGCAGATCCAAAAGATACTGGCGCTCAGTTTGATGTAGCTACTTTGTATACACGTATGGCAAATAATCCAGCAACCATTCCTTGGGATGGTGTAACTTTGCCTCAAGAATAGTTATAAAGCATGGAACAGTGGCAGATTGAGGTAGCAGAGAGGTTGGCTAGAATTGAAGCCAATCAAGAATACATGAAAGATGGTATTAAAAGTCTGCCTCAGTCTGAACAGTGTGCTAAAGATATTGCTGAATTAAAAGAAGAAGTAGAAGAACTCCAGTTGTTCCAGACAGCTATAAAAGAAAAGATTGCGTATATCGGTGGTGTCATTGTTATTATTGGTATGGCTATCCCGTATGCTTTTCAGTGGGTAGCATCCCATATACATTGGAGAACACCGTAAGAATGGTTATTAACTCTTCGTCTGAAGCAAAGCTTAAAAGAGTCCACCCGGATCTTATTAAGGTAGTTCGTCGTACTGCCCGTCTTATCAAGGACAAGTCTTTTGGATTTGTCATTACCTGTGGTCCTAGAACTCTAGAAGAACAGAAGAAGCTGCTTAAGGCTGGTGCTACAACAACTCTGAACTCTAGACATATCCCCGGTAAGGATGGTTATAGTAAGGCTGTAGACTTTGCTGTTACACTAAACGGTAAGATTAAATGGGACTGGCCGCTCTATGCAAAGCTTTCAGGTATTGTAAAGGAAGCTGCTAAACTAGAAAATATTCCTATTACTTGGGGTGGCGACTGGAAATCTTTTAAAGACGGTCCTCACTTCGAACTACCTAGAAATAAATATCCGTAATTACATAAGTTTAACTTAGGAGATTATAATGTTTACATCGATGGATAAGGCTCTTGTTGCTTTGATTATGTCGGGCATCTTCCTGCTGAACTTCTTCTTCGGCATCAATCTTGGTACGATTAGTCAGGAGACAGTCGCTACAGTCGTTAGCCTTCTAACCCCTATCCTTGTCTGGGCTATCCCTAATAAGACTGCTTAATGTCTTGGCAGGAGATAGTTGCAATAAGTCTTGTCCTCATCGGTATGTTTGCTGGAGGATACCTTGCTGCACAGCGTCCTGCCTTTTGGATTGAATTTGGAACTAGAATATTAATTGCTTTTATCCCATTTGCTATGAAGTACATAAGTAAACGAATGACCCCTGAGGAAGAAAAAGCTTACCAAAAGTGTATTCGTCAGGGTGGTGAGTGGGATCATTTCAGAAAGAGATGTAAATAGTATGGCTGCATTCCAGACCAAAGGACTGTTCTACGAGACTACACTCCCAGATGAAAGACCAATCTTCGGGACATCTTGGACATTGAAAGAAGACGATCATCGTGCTGACGGTACTCTGTATAAAAGCATGAAGAAGGTTTATATCCATATGGAGGATGTAACCGAGTACGACTTTGCTATGACTACCCTTGGTTCGTTTAAGCACTGGGAGAGAGTCCTAGAGTCTCCTATCATCAGGAAGCATGTAGACCAGTGGCGGAAGGAGCTTAACCTTAAGCTTAAGGCTAGGGCTATGCGCTCGATTATTAAGGCTGCTACTGAGGATGAGAAGCTTTCCTTCCAAGCTATGAAGTACCTTGCTGATAACGAGTACCTAGATAAGCAGGTGAAGCGTGGTAGACCCAGTAAGGAAGAAATCAACGCTGAACTCCGTAAGGAAGTCGAGACGAGTAAGACTTTCAAGGATGATGCTGAAAGAATTGGCTTGAAGCTACAGTAGCATGGCTAATCTTGATGACATTAGAGAGGCTGCTGAACAGGATCTAATTACTTTTATTAGACTTGTTGCTCCCCAGCGTGTGCTTGGCTCCGTCCACGAAGAACTCTGCCGTTGGTGGAACCGTGAGGATGCTAAGACACACCAGCTTACTCTTCTTCCTAGAGATCATGGTAAGTCTGCCCTAGTAGCCTACCGTGTGGCTTGGGAATTAACCCGAGATCCTACTCTGAGAGTGCTATATATCTCAGCTACATCTAATCTAGCCCAGAAGCAGCTATCTTTTATTAAATCTATCTTTACTTCGGACATTCACAGGCGGTACTGGCCTGATTATGTCCACTATGACGAGGGTAAAAGAGAGAAGTGGACCATGACTGAGATCAGTCTTGACCATCCTAAGAGAAAAGCTGAGTCAGTCCGTGATCCCAGCATCTTTACGGGTGGTCTAACGACTTCTCTTACTGGTTTGCACTGTGATATTGCTGTCCTTGATGACGTTGTAGTCTACGAAAATGCGTATACCCAAGAAGGTAGAGACAAAGTTAAGTCACAGTATTCTCTTTTGTCTTCTATTGAGGGCGCTAATGCTAGAGAATGGGTGGTGGGTACCCGGTACCACCCCAAGGATCTATACTCAGAACTCCTCAGTATGGAGGAGGACATCTACAATAGTTCCGCAGAAATTGTAGGGGCAGAACCTATCTATGAAACTTTCGAAAGGGCTGTAGAAAACGTAGGGGATGGTACTGGTGAGTTCCTTTGGCCCCGTCAGGTACGACACGATGGTAAGGCATTTGGCTTTGATATCCAGATCCTAGCCAAGAAGAGGGCGCAGTACTTAGATAAGACCCAGTTTAGATCCCAGTACTATAACGACCCTAACGATCCTGATAACCGACCGATTGATTACGATAAATTCCAGTACTTCCAAAAAGAACACTTGACAAACACACATGGTTCATGGTATTATAGGGATCGTAAGTTGAATGTTTTTGCGGCAGTAGACTTTGCGTACAGCCTAAGACGAAGGGCAGACTATACCGCGATTGTTGTTATTGGCGTAGACTTTGAAAATAATGTTTATGTTCTGGATATCGACCGATTCAGGACAGATAAGATTTCTGAGTACTTCAGTCACATTCTTGAACTCCTTAATCGATGGGATTTTAAGAAGCTTCGGGCGGAAGTAACAGCGGCTCAGGCTGCGATTGTCCAAGAGTTAAAGGATAGTTATATTCGTCCTCATGGACTTATGCTTAAGATCGAAGAGCATAAACCTACGAGGCACTCTGGTTCCAAGGAAGAGCGTATGGCTGCTGTCCTTGAACCAAGGTATGATAACCTGAGTATATACCATTACAAGGGTGGTAACTGTCAGCTTCTGGAAGAGGAGTTGATTAGTAACAATCCACCTCACGATGACATTAAAGATGCTCTTGCTTCCTGTATTGAGATTGCTGTTAGGCCGTCTTCTAATATGCACAAGAGATCATCGAATAATAACATAATTTATTCTGAAAGATTTGGCGGGGTTTCTCACTAATGGTTGGTACAACTCTAGACATGAAGCTGATTATCAGCCCCGACAGCATCGCTACGGAGATCTCTGATAAGTGGCGTCTTTGGAATCAGCAGCGTACTGGTAAGCTTGAGGAGTGGAAGGAACTCAGGAACTATCTCTTTGCTACGGATACAAGATCGACTAGCAATAGCTCTCTCCCTTGGAAGAATAGTACGACAGTTCCTAAGCTGACACAGATTAGAGATAACCTCCACGCTAATTATATGGCTACACTCTTCCCACAGAATAAGTGGATGAAGTGGATGGCTTCGGATAAGACGAGTAACGCTAAGATCAAGCGTGAGACAATCCAAGCCTATATGGAGAATAAGGTACAGCAGTCTGACTTTGAAGTAGTCATGTCCAAGCTGGTCCTCGATTACATCGACTACGGTAATTGTTTTGCTACAGTAGACTGGGAAGCTAACTATACAGAGCTTGAGAACAATGAGATTATTCCGGGGTACATTGGTCCGAGAGTAATCAGAATCTCGCCGTATGATATTGTTTTTAACCCTGTTGCCTCTGATTTCAAGGCTACACCAAAGATCATTCGCTCTCTTCTTTCTATGGGTGAAGCCCGGAAGATGATTGAGGAAGACCCCAATAAAGACTACATGAAGAAGGTCTTCGATAGAATGATTGGCACAAGAAATGCCATTCAGGGTTACTCTGATTCAGATCTCCATAAGAACGATGGCTTTGTTGTAGATGGCTTTGGTTCTATCCGAGAGTATTATAACTCCGACTATGTTGAGATCCTGACATTCTACGGGGATATCTACGATAAGCTTACGGATACCCTGCTTAAGAATAGAATCATTAAGGTTGTCGATAGATCCTACGTTCTCTCTGATAAGCCTAATCCTTCTTGGCTGGGTAGGTCTCCTATCTTCCACGTTGGCTGGAGAGAGCGTCCTGATAACTTGTATGCTATGGGACCGCTAGACAACCTTGTCGGTCTCCAGTACAGAATGGATCACCTTGAGAACCTTCGTGCGGATGTCTTCGACCAGATTGCTTTCCCTGTCCTAAAGATTAAGGGTGACGTTGAAGACTTCGACTTCCAGCCGGGAACAAGAATCTATCTTGGAGATGAAGGTGATGTCGGTTACCTTGCCCCTGATCCGACTGCACTGAATGCTGATAACCAGATTGCTGTCATTGAGAACAAGATGGAGCAACTTGCTGGTGCGCCGAGAGAAGCTATGGGTATCAGAACTCCGGGTGAGAAGACAGCATTCGAAATTAGTTCTCTCCAGAATGCAGCCTCGCGTATCTTCCAGAATAAGACTCAGCACTTTGAGCGTATCTTCGTAGAGCCTATCCTGAATGCTATGCTTGAGGCAAGCAGAAGAAACATGGATGCCTCTGATGTTATCCGTGTTATGGATGATGAACTTTCTGTCTCGATCTTCCAGACAATTACGAAGGAAGATATCACAGCAAACGGTAAGATCATTCCGATGGGTGCTAGGCACTTTGCTGAGAGAGCGCAGAGAGTACAGAACCTTTCCCAGCTTTGGCAGCTTAAGGCTTCTGATCCGTCTGTTGCTGCCCACCTTAGCGGCAAGGAGTTCGCTAGGATCATGGCTGAGGAGCTTGGTGAGAAGAGTCTCTTTGCTTCTAACATCTCTATCTATGAGAATTATGAAACACAGAAGGTTGCACAGGAAGTCCAGCTTATCGCTGACGAAGAGAATGCAATCGCTATGGATGAAGGAATTTAATGAAGACTATCTGGTTTATGGACCTTCCTAAAGACGAACAGGAAGGTTTTAAGAAGGAAGTCAAATCTGCTAAGAATGTCCTAGATAAACTTGAGCAGATTGTCAACAGCAAGATTAAAGAGATTGTAATCGCTAATGATTACGATAGTCCTAGTTGGGCTTATAAGCAAGCAGACCGCAATGGTTACAACAGGGCTTTAACAGAAATTATTAATATCTTACACCTAGACCAAGAGGTAAAATAACAATGAGCGACATTTTTAGTTCCGCGACCACGGAAAGTACGACAACTGATACGCAGCAGACCCAGACAAAAGAGTCTTTTGTAGATCATTTGGTAGGAGATGGCAAGAAGTTTAAGGATATCGAAGCCCTTGCTAAGGGGAAGCTTGAAGCCGATAGGCACATTGGTGAAATCACTAAGACGCTTGACGAACTTCGGGCAGAACTTGCAAAGCAGGACTATGCTAAGAACCTCCTTGAACAGATGAGCAAGGGTTCTGAGACTGGTGCAGAACAGCCTCCTCCGGTAACAACCAGTTCCTCTAATACTGAGAACACCACTCAGAGCGCGAGTGACTTTGAAGCCCTTGTAGAAAAAGTGATTACTGCGAAGGAAAAGAGTAAGACTGCTTCTCAGAATATCTCCGTAGTTGGAGAAGAGATGCAGAAGCAGTATGGTGATAAGACTGCGGATGTCCTAAAGGCTAAGAGTCTGGAGCTTAATATGTCTCTCGACAGGCTTAAGGAAATTGCAGCCGAATCCCCTACAGCATTCTTTCAGTTGATTGGAGTTAAGAAGATGGGTGAGAAGACTAGTACTTCCACTGGTGTTACTACCCAGTCAACAATTCGTAGTGAGAACTTCAACTCTTATTCTCAGGACCGTAACTTCGAATACTATCAGAAGATGCGTAAGGAGAATAGGAGTTTGTACTATTCCCCTAAGATCCAGAACACAATGCTTCAGGATCGTGAAAGACTTGGGGATCGTTTCTACAACTCTTAACATAATATAAAGGAGAATCAGATATGTCGGGTATGACAACTGGTAATGTTTCTCTCCTTACTCGCGCTGAAGTTTGGTCGCGTGAGCTTAAGGAGATTCTGCGTGATGAGCTTATGGCTCAGACCTACGTTCGCTGGCTTCAGGAGTTCCCTGACGGCGATACGTTTAAGATCCCGTCGATTGGTCAGGCGTATGTTGATGACTACGCTGAAGACGAAGCGGTTAAGTACCGTCCTCTCGACACTGGTCAGTTCACCTTCCAGATCACTGAGTACCTCTCTTCGGGTACGTACGTGACAAAGAAGGCTGAACAGGATATGTTCTACATGAACGAACTTGTCTCGCGCTTTGTGCCCGAGCAGGAGCGTGCCATTATGGAGCATGTCGAGGAGGCCATCCTTGGTCTTCAGTCTCAGCAGACGGCTGCTAATACCAATACGATTAACGGTGGTAAGCATCGTTATGTCGCTACTGGTTCTAGCAACGTCATTAACGTGGCTGACTTTGCCCGTGCTAACCTCTCGCTGAACCTTGCGAATGTCTCGGCTAATAACCGTGTCGCTATTGTGGACCCATCTGTGGCTTACACCATTGAGACGGCTACTCAGCTTGTCGGCATTAATAACAACCCGATGTTCGAGGGTATTGTCTCTTCGGGTATCGCGACTGGTATGCGCTTCGTCCGTAACGTCTACGGCTTCGATGTCTATACCTCGCAGCGTCTGGCTACAATCTCTTCGGAAACGCTTGAGACTGTGAACTGCGCTGGCTTCAAGGCTAACCTGTTCTTCTCTGCTGATGCTTCGGTTACTCCGTTCATTGGTGCTTGGAGACAGATGCCTGAGGTCGATACTGAGTACAATAAGGACTTCCAGCGTACAGAGTTTGTGACTACCGCTCGTTATGGTGTCAAGCTCTATCGTCCGGAGAACCTTGTTACCGTTCTTTCGAACGCCTCGGTTTAATAGGAGGATATTAATATGGCTGATTGGACAAACACTGACGGACTTGAAGTCCGTTTTAAGAACCCGGAAGCGGGCCAGCTTGCTGCTGGTCTGAGCACGATGGGTGCTATTAAGACACTGGAACTGGATCTTGATTATGTTGCAGCTACTGTAACTGCTGCTTCGGATACTCAGGCTGCTGCACTTCCGGCTGGTGCCTTCATCGTTAATGCTTTCCTTATTGGTAAGGTAGCAGCGGTGGGTGGTACTTCCATTGCTATCGGTATGGCTAATAAGGATGGTACCAGTGCTACTGCAGATTCTATTCTGACAGCGGCTTTGGGTGTTACGGCTAACCTTACTGCTGCTAGAGCCATTGCTTGTAACGGTACTCTTGCTGTAGCGGCCTCTAACATTCACACAAAGTTCTCCAACACTGCGGATGGCTATGTGTACACGACTAAGGTTGGCACGTTTACCGCTGGTACGGGTCGCCTTATCATCAACTACATCGAAAGAGACTAATACTCTCGTTGAGGGGGAGCTTAACGGTTCCCCCTTGACATCTTTGAAAGAATCGATATAATAATACTAATGGTCCTCCGGGGTGAACTATAGATGGCTAAGAAATGTACAAAGTGTCTTGAAGTTAAAGACGAAAGTATGTACCCAATAGCCAGTACTAAACAAGGATACCTTAGAGGAGAGTGTTTAGACTGTAAAAGAGAAATAACAAACCAAAAAGCATACTCTAAAAATTTAACTTCTAAACAAAAACTTTCTGAATATGGGTGTTGTGTATGTGGTATTAAGAGACATGAAGTCTTGGAGGTCCATCATTTACACAGAGATTATAAGAGATACGGTAGAAGTCAAAGTGCTGTAGCTAATCTACAAGACTTAGAAAAAGGTACTGCTGTTGTTCTTTGTGCCAATGACCATAGTCTTTTTCATAGTCATTTCGGTGGTAAAAATGCTTCCTTTCCACCTCAAACAAAAGAATCAGTTATTTCAATTTGTCTCTTAGAAAGAGCAAAAGGAGGAATATAAATTGGCGAACGTGCAGCACAGTAGTCTGACAGATCCTAACCTCCATGAGCCTAAGGGTATCTCTACGGCTTCAGCTAACCAGCTTTATCTAGCTAATGGTAGTGGCTCTGGTACATGGACTAACGCTAACAGATTCCCCGGTACAGGCTGGGGTAAATATACCAATACGACATACGTAGGGACTACAGCCCTAGCGATTAGTACTACAGCTGTACTCCTTCCCTTTACGACAGATGATACGGTATCTCAGATCCCGATTACACTTGCGGGTGTAACATCGAGTCTCATGAACCTGAGTACTGAAACTCTCCAGTTTGTTGCTGCGGGAGATCTACATGCTCTTACTCTTACATTTCAGATTTATACCTTAAATCCAGGTACTCCTACACATATTGATATACTTATTAATGGTTCATCTGACGGTACTACTTATAGTACACTTCTTGGAGGAACAACTGTACCTTTAGATAAGGGTGCTGGTCAGGTTATTACTGAAACTGCTCTATTCCCAGTTACATCTAATATGGTGTCTCATGGTGCTAGAATCTATCTTAGTACTAATTCAGGTACAGCCAATATCATTAATATAGTTCTATTCTCAGCCCGTGTACATGAGTCT